CCTGTTTTTCAGCATAAAAAAGGCCCAGTTGAATATTTACCAAATCCAGTGTTTGGCCTATCAGACCAGACAAAATTTCTGATCTCATAGCAATTACGAGAAAAGGATATCTTGGGGCTAACGGTATGTAGGCTCTATAAATGTTTACGTTTGCAAAATCTCCTGTAGCTTCTAATAATCTTTGAACATTTGCTTGAAACCCTATTGTATCAAACCCTTCCATTGTCACCGGACCACCACCTTTTTTGGTAGCATTTTAAACAGTGTTTTAGCAGTCTCAGTCCACCTTCGTAATTGGTTTTCACCTGGGGTTAAATATGTGGACCTATCAACCTGCCAGGTCCCAAAGTTTGGCATACCTGGGGAAGCCCAGGCCATGTCATAAATGTTTACTCCTGCACATTCGAGTAATACTAAAATCCTTGTGAGCTCTTTGGCCTGCTTTGCAGGTTCTGCCACTAAAGGTTTTGTACTGTCGCTTGCATGTCCGTACTTGTATTTAACCTCAATTCCCTGGGGATCAGTACACGTGAATACGCTAACTTCTGATGTACTTGACAGTTCAAGAGAAGTGGGATAGTTATATGGCTGTAGATATACGGTGCTTGTTGTGATCGATGTTCCATTGATTGTCAAAGCATCAAGCGAGGTAATAGGATAGTGTTTCAGTTCCAGAACGTTGGTCCCTAGACTTCTCATACCAAATGCAGCCCTTCTGGTTATGAGTGGCTGGTCATACTTTTCAGTAATTTGGGAAGACTCTTCAAAGAGGAACCCTGTTTGATTTTCAATCAATCGTTGTACGCTTGCTATAATATCTGTCAGCCGTGTATCTTTTATGTGCTTTAAAAGTGTGTATTCAAATGTTCCTGAAAGTGCTGCAGTATCTGCAGGAGCAGATACAAAGGTAACTTTTCCAGTTTCTAAATTGATAGCATAGTCTGTTGTTTCTACTTTTTCAGTTTCGTCTACATATATGACTTGACTGCCATCTATCACTGCATGGCCCATACTGTAAAGTGTCTCCTGGCCTATTTTCAAGTAGAAGGTTTTTGCATTACCGTCACCTGTTCCAAATGATTCGTGGTAAATTACGGATGAGGCCCTGGCTCTGACCTCATCCGGTGTACAGATCGCCATACAATCACGTGTAACCCATAGCCCACCATTTACCATCATCGCCTGCAGTGGTGGTTATGGTTAGTGTCCCTGCTGTTGCAGCTTCAACCAACTTAATTGCATTGGCATTGGTTTCATTGACGCATCCATAAAGCACACACTTTCTTAGTCCTGTTACAATGTCTCCCCCTGTGTCTCCTGCTCCGTTGGTAAACATACCGTAGACAAAGCGCATATCACCGAAGGATGTCATCTTCCCGCCTGCATTTGTCCTTTCAACAGTATAAGCGAATGCCATATCTAACCACCCCCTATAGGCTCGCCGTGGTATTCAACTTTTTCAGTTGGTTCTCTTTTCTTTTTCTTCCCCTTGTATCCTTTTATGAACTCGGCGGGTGGATTTATTCCTTTTGAAACTTCAAAGCTGTCCTTTTTCGCAAAGATCTTAAAGTCACCTTCGTTGTAGACTGGCAGCCACTGATCGTAAAACATATCGTAGGTTTCTGCTAGCTTTTTTCCTGACATAGTCCCTGTAACGTGCATTCCGGGGTTGGGCCCTATCCATTTGACCCAACCCACAGCCTTTCTCGGTTTTGTTGGTGTAGTAACCATTGAAATCACTTCAAATCTCTCAGTTTCCCATGACACTTAAACATTGTGGCCCAGAGTTCTCCACCGAAAACCCAAGCTCCTTCCTTCCCGAATCTGTTAATAGAATAGTAGTCTGGAGACTCCATGTAGAATGCGGGTAACCAGGTTCTGATATACAGATTGTCTAAGTCCAGTAAGTACATCCGTGATATGGTGTCTTTGGGAATACCATCACATCTTAGAATAGGTATTCTCTTGTAGGTCGCAACCTCAAACCCAGTGGCCTGACCTACCACCTGCACACCGTTTACACCGACAGTAATGTTTTCTTTGGTATATCTGTATTGTGCTGCCATTAATGACTCCATTCTGTCTGCTGTGTCGTCTCCTGTTAAAATTACTTTGTTTGTGCGGTCGTTCGAATTCTCCCAGTATGGGCTACATGCAGTAATTAAGGCATCAACTAAAGCAAGGGATAGATCACGGTCTGTGCCTGATGCATGTTGGGTCTGACCGTCAGCCCATGAAGCTGCAGCATCTCGATCAAGTCCATATATGTCTGAGTCGCCTGCGGTACAGAGTCCTGCTGTCACTTCTGAGTAAGAAGATGTGATACGATCTATGGATTCGAGATTATCCCCTGCTAAAGTGTCAACGTCAACCAAAAGGTCTGCATTCATGGTTTTCTTGAATTCTGTTTCTTTGACTTTTTTTAGTTCTTCCCATCCGACTTTATCGTCTCCCCCAACCATGTCCTGCATTAATGACATGTCAAAGGTCGTGGCTTCCATTTTCGGGTCCACATCAACAGTCGCAAGCGTGGGTTTTGTAGTCTCGGGAATAGCACCATTCTCAGCAACTCCACCGCCTGAGCTCTGTCCGTAAGCTGTCACTGCCCTGAATCCTGAATTTTCCCAGGGCTTTTTTGGTAGGATTGAAAAGACATTGTATTCCTTGTTCAGTTGAATCCACAACTGTTTTCCATACATCACGTTTAACCAACCTGTTGTTGAACGGAGTACAGGTGCGTCTGCTTTCATTAGCTCGGAGTCAGGAAACTGTGTGCGAAGTTGGGGTAGCTGATTGGTTAAGAGCAGGTGTCCATATCCTTTGGTATAGACCCATTCTTCCATCTCTTGGATTGTCTTAAACTTGGGGATACCCATATTAACCACCTGCCATCTTTCGGGCAGCTTCTGCCATTTCGCCAGGGCTCATATTTTCAAGCTCTTCATCTGATGGAAATGGGGCACCCTTCTTGATCTCTGCACTGATCCCTGCCAGTTCACCCTTAAGCGTTTTAAATTTTGCATCAAGGGTTTTCTGAATGGCTTCCTCAATAGCTTTTACTGTTACTGCTTCGCCTTTGTCAGACTCTTCAACTGGGTTTGGCGGTTCCTCTGTGGGCTCCAATGCCAGAATTCGTGCTTCCAATTTTTTTAGCATTTCTAAGATCTGTTCAAGAGTAATCTCCACCTTTTCTTCTGCCGGGGGCTCTTCAGGTGGGGGCTCTTCTTGTTTTTTAATGTCTGCCATTTTTATGACCTCCTTTTTAATTTTGACTTTTTCTCCTTTTTGGAGAGCATCTGTCTGTACTGAGTGCAAGAATGCACCCAGTAAGTCTTTTAGAATCACAAAAGGGATTTTTTCTTCTGTCGCATTCATTAGCTTATCACATGTGCATTGAGCCTTTTCTGCAGGCCAATCTCCTGTTTTGCGCTTGCATAACCATGCGCAAAGAGCTTCTGGGTCTGTTACTCCTTCTTTACCCCGCATCTTTGCAACACAGTCTTCAAAGTCACCTTTGACTATCTGTAAGAGTATATCCTCTAGCGATTCTGTAATATTTTCCAAAGCTTTCTTTAACTCGGCTGAATTAATTAATGCAAATCGACAGGAGTCATTCTTTGGAAATTGGCAATAGACAATTGAGTATAAATCAAACTTTTTCACAACCTTGAAGCATTTTTCGTCATTGCACTGCTTTTCTCCTTCTAAAACATCCCCTCTAATTGAGTGACCGTTCAGTTCACCTGCTGCAATTCGCAATCGGGTTTCCCTTGCTTTTTTAGAATCGTTTCTAATGTTGGTACATATTGTCATACCATTGTACTTTGATAGGTTTAGGTTCTGGTATTTCTCTGGCAATTGTTCTTTTAGCTCAGGATACTCAGCCAAGATTTTTTCAAGGTTGTCAACTTTTGACTGATAGAGTTTTCCCTTGTACCTGAATGAGTCTGTCAGATCGCCCACTGGAACGTCTTGGTGTTCAAGAAAACTTTTCCCATACGAAAGGAGCATTTTTAGTGCTTCTTCCATACCCTGTCTGTCAATTATTGTCTCTTCATTATCAGGTATATCTGTGGTCGCTAACCCAAAGGTAGGGAACTCTTTAGTCTCAAGAATTTCTTCTACTGTTTTGGCTTTTGTTAGTGCCATCAATCCAAACCCTTCCCCTGATTGAAGGACTCCTTGCCCTTCAGTGAAATATTGAACAGTGTCATATCTGAACTTGGTTTGAATTGAATCAACAAATCTTTTAATTTCTTTCAAGTCCCCTGTGTCCAGTGTCTCTGTTTTGGTCTTTGGTCCAACGTTTACGATCACTTTAATAGTTAATTTTAATCCTGATATCAATGCCTCTCCTGTCACTTTTGTAATAGGTGCTTCATAGTGTTCTGCCCTGTATTGCTTTTCAAATTCACGTTCAAGATCAACAGGCCACCATAAAAAGGTTTTGGCTTGTGAATATTTTGTATGTCTTCTTCCTCGGGTGTCAAAGTATATGGTTCCACTGAATCCAAATCCCCTAGTTTTTACATATTGAATCCGTGGTTGTTCAATTCCTGTTTCATGTATCTCTTTTTCTGAGATCCCTTCCCTCCGTGCAATTTCATAAATGGTGTCTCTGAATATGTTTGATAAATCAACATTCAATTCAAGTGCCTGTGGGTCTTTTTTAAATTGAATTGTGGTCCTAATTGTCATTATAATCCCTCCCAGTTATCGGTAATTTTTGAAAGTATGAAATCCCCTACTTTGTTGATATTGTCTTCAAAAGCCAAATACCCCCAAGCATACGGAACTGGCATAGTTCCAGGGTGCTGGACTTTTTTGGAGAAATAGGTAACTCCCTCTACAATCCATCTCAACGCTTTTTTCCGCTTTGGTCTAATTACGTGCGGTTTTGTACCTTCCTGTAAATATGATGCATAGGTGGCACTCCATACAAGTTCACCCTGCAAGAATCCTGGAATTATAACTCTCCCGGAAGCTCCTAAATTTCCAGTCCTTACATGTTCAGAAACAATATTTTGCGATTGTTCAAATAACCAGTGCATACCTGTTTCAAAACCTTTCTGAAGTAGATCCTTTTCTTTTTCAGTAAAGATTTTAATATCTTTAATTCCTTTGACTGTTATCTCAATGTTTAATCCTCCCATTAGATCACCACCTTTCTCTGAATCCAATGTGTACAGTTTACGTGGGGCCTGCTCCAATCACCCCCACCCTTGTATTCTGTTGAAATCTGTGCAATCAACTTTTTTAAATCCTGTAAAGGAAGACCTTTTCCTTTTCCAAGCCGATTAACTTCGTTAATGATTTTTGCACACATTTCACAGCATTTAGGATGCGATGGTGGCCTACCCGCAAAAACGTACCTATACTCTTCTTCTTTTTCCTTTTCAATGTGCTCAAAATTGGTAACATTTTCTATATTACGTATCCGCATTACTTCGTTTCTGACTATCCTTTTAATATTGTCAATTTCTTCTACGCTTGCTTCCCAGGGCAGAGCTTCCTCCATGTGTACCTGAATATCATACATTGATAAATTTCTTTCAACACCTTCGCTAATTATCTCCCAGAAGATCCTTTCAAATGATTTAGGGAAGGTTGCAAGTTTGGGAATTTTAGTCATCCACCCTAACCTTTTTATGTTAAATGTTGCTTTTTGGAACGGATCTGAAGCCCAAGCAGTTTCCCGCTTTTTTATCACTAGGTTGTCGTCTTCATCAATTTCCGCATCATAACCAATCGCATGGTATGCGCCAATTACATTGGCTTTTGTCAGCTCCACATTCCATTTTTTTTCCTCATCTTCTTGTCTAAATTCTCCAAACTTAAATGAAAAGTCTTCAATTTTGTAGTATTTTCTAAAAATTGCATTAAAGACCTCTTCTATGTACGTACAGATTTCCATTATGGCAGGTTCCTGAACCTGCACGTCTACGTCAAAATGACCAAGTCTCCCGGGGGTTTCAAATCCGACCCACTTTACCTGGACCGAGTATGTTGTGGTAATAACTTTTTCGTACTTTTCGTACCACTCTAAAGCCTGTGTTTCTCTGGAAGTCTTGGTAGCATCTATGACAAAAGGTTGCGTTTCAGACTGGGGTACTCCAACGAAAAAGTTTCTGATTGCCTTACCCACAGCTTGTATGCGTTTTTCGATCTGCTGATAAATCGAATCAACTGTAGTTTCCGAATATCCGGGTAAAAATATTAGTTTACCTGTTTCTCCTGACTCTGCAGCTACAAGATTTTGGTAGTCCATTGCTTCTATCGTTTGGATTGCTTCCAAGAGTGATATCATTAGCGGTCTACCAAAAATTTCAGGCGGTCGCCTTCTCCTTGCACCGTGCACTACCTGATACTCTGTCCATCTATTGACAATCTTTCCCTCAATCTCCTGAATGTAGCATGTTTTTTCAAGTTTTCCCCCACAAGTCGGACATGTTTTCCTTCTTCCTTTCCAGACTTGAATATGCTTTTTCCTGTTTCCTTCTGAAATGTCTTTGGCTCTGCAGTACGGACAAAACCATTCATTATTACCCAAGTTTCCAAATTCATCTAACACGGGCTTAACTGTGCGCGGGTCTAAAATTCCAATCTTGCTGGGTTCTCCCCTTCCATTTAATCCAAGTTCCGGGACCTGGGTCCAGTCCCAGGCAATTTCCAAATACCAATCATCAACGGTCAAATCATACAGTAAAATTCCTTTCAGCAATTCTCTAAATGATTCTTTTTGATTCGGGGCTTTAAGGATAGCTTCTATTTTACTTTTTTCCGTTTGATTTGGTTCACTTAATTCTTTACTACACTTTGGACACTTATTTTCTTTTTGGGGCTTTTTGTATGTAGACTCACATGACTCACATTTATAGGTAAATTCAGGTTCGATCAACCAACCGAGTGATAAAACTTCTCTTACGATAGCATTAATAACTCTTTGCAGCACCCAGGACCGGTCTGAAAGTTCAATCAAAAAAGAATGAGGCAGTGTTGGTGTCTGTTTCCCAACATTAAAAATCTGTGTTTGCCCTTGTAATTGAGCATAGGCTTTAGTTAAATTGTCAGCAGCCATTTTAAGGAGTTTCCAGTCTTTTTCTAAGGTTTCGTTTGGTAATTCTTTTTTTTGCCAAAACTTTAAATTCATCTCTATATTTATTACTGCCATCTATATAAATCTTTGTATTTTTATATAGATGGGCCAAAATGTATAGAAATTATGTACAAAAGATTTTTAACATTTTGTCATACAATTTTATTATGAAACCAATAAAATCTATTGAAGACAAGGGAATAAAGGTGGAAAAGGTCAGAATAGATTATTCTGCTTTGTCCGGCCATGAAGATGTGTTTTTAAATGCAATTCAAGATCAGTTGAGAGAAAGGAAATGTCAGGGGCTTTCTTCTACCTATATTGTAATGAGCCACTATGTCTATTACGCATTAGTGGAGCTGTTTAGCCAAAAATCCGGTTTCAGCCCAGAATTCGAGGACGTGACGAGAAAAACATTATTTGGCCTGGAAATAATTGTACTCGAAAAACCAAAATTTGAAATCTACGGACTTGACCTGCAATTTAACTGGGTGATAGGATGAAATCACATGAAGTTTCCGAACGGAAAAGAGAAGCAGAAAAACAGATTGATAATATTGTCAAACAACTTGAAAAAGACACAGGGTTTAAAGTGGTAAGATTAAGATGGCATTGGTTACATGGAATAACATTAGTAATGGAGGCTTAACCTATGTTCAAATGTACTTGTGGATGTAAAATTACTGTAGAGAAAACTACTATTGTCAAATGTCCAAATTGTAAGCGGAATTGGGCTATTTTTACCAAAATGAACGAGTTTGAAAGTATAGATTATCGGGTTGATTAAGAGGAACCTTTAAAAACTTTCAGTAATACTTATTTTATGCCAGAAAAAATAGAGGTATTAAGGAGAATTGAAAAGTTTGATAACGGTGACGCGCGATGGCTGTGCTGTGAGTGTGAATGCAAGTATACCGGGGCATCTCTATACAAAGGACTTTTACACCTGAACACTGTGCACGGAATTGATGAAGTAGAAATAGAAATAGCAGAAGGGAAAGTCTTTAAGATAGACTAATACCTGAACGGTGTTTTCTTCCGTGAAAATATGTTAATCCCAAGGACTTTCGTTGTACCGTAATGATCGCTCAACCAGTTTACCATGTATCTACAACAATCCATTGCATGATCAAACTCTTTAATCGGTTCTTCTTCCTTTCCTTTTTTTGGTTCTTCCGGGCGAGAGTACAGTCCAAATTCATTTCTTGTATTCTGGCAGTGTTCCAGAACATAGAACATATTCTTTGAAATCCATGCGTATAGATTGTCAATTCCTGAAATAAGCGCATTGTTGCATGGGTTTGCATTAATCCCTTTTTGTCTTAAAAACTTGATGTGGTCTGGGAGGGATTTATCACAGATAGTAGCTTCTGCACTGTATTGGTCCTGAAATTCAAGGACAAAGTCTGCAATTTTATCTATGGTTAGGCCACTTTGATATATCTCATCTATTACATATAAATTATCTTCTGTGTCAATTCCAAATACTAAAATGGCAGCAGGATTGGTAAAGCCCCAGTCCACTACAATCCATGTCATGGTGATTTTGTGCTTGGGCTTTTTTAGCACATGTTTCGCTTCCTTAAAACAATCATAAACTAACCCTTCCATTGCCACAAATCTACCGAATAGTTCTTGTTCTTTAAACTTTCCGAAATACCTTGTTTCTAAATCTACGAGAAATCTGTCTGGGAGCTTTAAATTAATAAATGTCGGAATATTTGTGTAGGCACAGAAATCAGGCCCCAGGTACCTTACTATTTGAAAGTTTCTACCGTGAATGGTAAAGGTACAGACTTCTTTTTTTGTCTGATTTTGCATAATTAAATCGTATACCCAGTTCTTACCTTTCGGTGTGGTAGATCCCACTGCCTGTTGCCAGTCCCCCACTCTAAGTCTTCCCAACATAATCTCGTACGCTTTTTTACTCAATAGGGCTGCTTCTTCAAATCTCACCCACCTGATGTTTGAACCTCTCAGTCTTTCTATCTGTCGTCTGGTTTCTGCAGGTCTGAATAATATTGTTGCACCGTTGGTAAGCTTTAGTCTGTGCTTGGTGGCATTAAATCCTCTGACTATTGAAGGTGCCATCCATTTTGCATATTCTGCCAACTGGACATCTTCAAACATTACGTATGTGGGAACAACCACCACTCCAACATCATTGTATCTTTCTGCAAGCATTAAATCATGTATTACACCACCGGCAGTCTTTCCCCAACCAATTCCACCGACACCCCATAAGTGACGGTGTTGAAAGTCGGTGATCATCTTCCATTGAATAGGATTACTTTCATACGAAAATGAAGGGTATTCTATCTGCAGTGGTTCCATAGTATTTCTATAATTATACCTATTAAAAGTTATCTATTTTTGTTAATAGGTCTTTTCAAAATATC